TCTAAAATAAGTGCTTGGTTCTTACGTTCACGTTCAATTTGTTCAATTAGGTTATCTTCAACCATTTTATAGTCCTCTTATGTTAGTCTATTGGATTTGGTTCTGAACAGTATTGCCATCACCACGAATATAGTTACCTAAACCGTCTGCTTTGAATAATCCATCTGGAACTGCACCTAGTTCAGGATTCGGCAATTTTCTTAAATTATTTTGTGCTTGTCTAGCATTTTCCCTATTTTGTGCTCTTTGTGATAGCTTTTTTGGTTTTTTATTCTCTTTACTATCACCTTTAGCATCAGCCACAGCTTTTTTAGTATCATTATCCATCTGAGCTTTTTGTAAAGCATTTTGTCCTTTAAGAAGTTCAGTAGCAATCTTACCTTTGTTTTGTGCTTCTGCTTGAGCTTGAACAATCTCTCTTTGACGAGCGTGTTTAACACCTTCTTGTTGTTCCATAAAGTCAAGGGCTTTAAGGTCAGTATCAGCTTGAGTGTTACCAATTTGAGCATCAATAAACGCAGAACGTGCTTGATAGTATTCAGCTTCAGCTTGTTCTTTAGCAAGTTTAGCTTTTTCAATTTCAAGTTGTACTTGAGCCATTTCTTGTTGAATAGGGTCAGGTTGTGGTTCATAGTCTTTAAGAGCAGATACAAATGTATCTAAGTTATATAATTGACCAATCTCCATCAACATAAGCTTACGTAATCCCCAGTCTGCAGATTCACCTAATGTTTGAGCCATGAAAGTAAGTTGTTGTGCTTTACCTTCTGATTCACTATTAGATTTAATTCTAACTGCTAAATGGAAATCACCTTTTAAATCTTCTCTACGTACAGTAACAAATTGGAACTGAGTAAGTGAGATAACTTCTTCTTCATCTAACCATTCCATATTCATAGCTAGAATCTTATTACCAACTTTCTCTAAACCTTTAGAGATACGGAACATGATATCACCTTCACGTTGGTTAATCGCTGTTACCGCTTGGCTCATACCGGCAGCTACTTGCCCGTATGCATTACCATCAATACCACCACTAAATGATTTAACCCCTGTAATCGCTTCTGCTTCTGCATATTGCATTTGTTGGAAAGCCAGCATAGATTGAGGTAATTCATTTGCAGTATGCATATAAATAGCATCTGCAGGATGAGCTACTGGATTATATTCATAATCTTCACCACGATTGAATCTTTGTTTATTCACAATATCCAAGAATCCTTTAGGCATTGCTACTTGTCCATTAGCAGAACGAGCATTAATGTCTACCATAGCTCTTGTTAAAGCTTGAGAGATTTGTTGGTTATCTTGGATTAATTCACTATCTGGTTCACCATATACAGATTCTTTTACCGGTAAGTATGGAATAACTACGAAAGGTAATTCGTTATCAGGGAATGGATTTCTTTCCAGTTTAATAAACTTACCATCAGCAATAGTCGCACAAATAGCTTGAGCAATACCTGTTCCATCAATATCCCAGTATCCCCAGTATTCATATACTGTAATTTGTTTACGAGCTTCATCTTTAAATTTAAAACTTTTTTCAATATTCTGATTGTTATCTAACAAGTCAGAAAATACTTCATTAGGAAGAGCAGCAAGAGTATTAATATCACCTAAATCTACAGGTGAGTCTGCATCAAGAGATTTCAAGTTATTATAAGTATTTGGTGATTTCTGGTTCATCATACGAAGGGTAGATAAATCAGTCTGATACTTATACACAACAAACTTAGCTTTACTAAAATCACCTTCACATGTAGGGTCAATAACTAAGTCTGCAGTATTAATAACTTTAACAGAAGGTCTGTTTTTAGTAGATACTACTTCAGAAATAATTTGAGTTTGTCCCGTATCTTGTGCAATAACTGGCATACCATATTCATAAGTTGCTCTTAAGCTTTCTTGTAAATCCGGTGGAGCATTCTTGAAAGTTTCTGTTTCTGCACTATCAGTAATACCAGTCTGTTGTCGTTCTTGGTTAATTTGTTCTAGTGCTTGCATGATAAGCATAGTACCCTGCTCATCTGCTTCGATGTATTCGTATACTGGGATTTCTCTTTCTTTGGTTTGTTGTTCTACTTCCCAACCTACACGAACAATAGCAGTACCTTCATTTACCATTGTACGAACCAATGTATTAATGAAATGTACTTTATCAATAAGGGTATTAAATTGGTAATTTAGAACCAGAGTATTCTGGAAAGAAGCTTCAATAAATTTAGGGCTAGAAGCTGTAACTTGGAATAAGTTACGTTCATTTAAGATAGCACTTGCTAATGCACTATATCGCCATTCAGCAAGCTTACGTGCCATACGAGATGTAACACCACTTCTACCGGATTTGATTTTAGTTTTATCGGTAATTGGATTAAGCAGATTGAGCCAGTTCTGAATACGACTAATGTGATACTTATGTGCAGGGAGTGCTTGTCTATAGTCCCCCATAAGGTCTTCAACTTTAGGTTCTTTCTTCCAGTTAGTTAGCTTTTCTGCAGTTCTACCAGACAATACAGATATTAACTGTTGTACCTTGTCTGTAGTGCTACTTTCAACATTTGTATTATCTTGCATAACAATCCTTAGAGGAATAGCCCTATTGCTAGGGCTATATTAGATATTAAAGGTGGTCACCGTTTCCTTGATTACCAACAGCATCATTACCTTCTGCAGGTGCTGGAGCTGCTGGAGTTTCTGCAACAGGTTTATCAGCAGGTTTTTCTGCAGCTTCTGCTGCCGCAGGTTTTTTATCTGCTTTTTTACCACGTGGTTTACGACCTGAATTTTCACCATCAGAAACTTCTGATAATGGAACTTCTTCAGCTTCAGTACCATTTACTGCAACTGGTTGAGTAGCTTCAGCATCAGCTTTAATGGTAGAAGTTACTACAGGACGTTCATTAGGTTCATCGAATGCAGTGTCTTCAACTTTAACATCGTGAGTGATAACAGTATGAGCTTGTTTAACTGTAACAGTACTACGGTCAGAATCAGAGATAGTTTCCACTACACCGATTAAACGACCATCACAAGGATTGCCATCTACTAATTGGTAAGCTGGGTCTTTGTATTCTGGTTTAAATACTTTAACAGGTTCTTCCACAACAAATGCACCAGTAACTGGTACAACCATTTTAGGATGAGGACACACTGCATTTTGACGTAAAGGGGTAGCAGCGATATCAGAGAATGATTTGCCTTTATAAGCTTCATCACTACCATAAACTGAACAACCACATCCACCTTCTACGCATTGGTCTGGTTTACGTAAACCATTTGCACGTTCGATACGTACACGTTCTTCATAGCGTAAAATTGCCATATTTGTTTTTCCTTCTGTTTATTGGCTCTTTTGAACCAATGTAGATGATATAATATTATTCAACGATTTCAAAGTGTGGGGCATCAATAAATACTTTATTCCCAACTTTTCTTCGTGCATCACTGTAATCCTTCACCATTCGCATTGGAGAACGTTTATCTCCATTTAGCTTAGCCCAACATCCACCCCAACGAATATTCACGTTAAGAGCTTCTGCTGCTTGTTGCATAGCATATGCAATAGGATAGAAGGCATTTATTTCCCAGTTTACAGGGTAAGGTACTAAGTCTACTGCATGAACAAATCCATCATCTTGTTTAAGATGCTTGGATTTTAATGTCTGACTTACGCCTTTCTTCACATTAGCTTGCTGTTGTGCTAATGAGCGTTCACCCTCTGTAACTGAGAAATCAGTAGTAGAAAGCTCAATAGCTTTTTGCACTACTCTGACTAAATCAGGATGAACATTAGTTAATTTGTTTAGAGATTTACTACTTAATTTAAAACTCATTTAAATTTGTCCCTTAAGAATTTCTTGGCTAATTCTGGAGCTAAATCGGAAATCACTTCAAGAATGTTTGTTCCAATCATTGCACCAGTAAGAGCTATCAAACCAAGATAACCAGTTTCGATTGTAGTCATATAGGTTAATCCTAAAGAGATGCCACAATATACACCAATCAAAAAATTTACTAATCTTTGTTTAAAAGTATACTTATTTTCGTCCATTGAGGATTTAATAGAGCCAAGGAAACTACCGCTTATAACCATAACAAGCGGAAAGTGTTCAGTTAATAGCTCCATAATTTACCTTCTTATCTTGTTTGACGAATAAAGCTCCACCTAAGAACCAGAAACCTAAATAAGTAGATACAATTACCATAGGGTTCAATGGTGGATAAATAGTTACATATTTGTAAGCTATAATAAATTCGATTAACGCACCAAGTAAAAGAGAAATATATTTATATAAATCTCGATTCTTACAGTAAGAAACCGGAGCAATACTTACAACACTGGTAAGTAGACAAGCTAATAACAACCAAACCACCGTAGTAAATTTTGGTTCAAATGTATTAGGTAAGTCTACCTCAATGATTCCAAAGATATGGCTCACACAAAGCATGAACCATATGAAATGGAATCCTAAGTTATAGATACGTACATTGCGTGTATCAACTCCGTATAGCCATTTTAGGATTCTCATATATTACTCCTTATAAGGAATCACCTACTTTTTGAGTAGCTGCATCAGATGTAATTGTTACGTTACCTTCGAACCAAGTAAAGTTAAATGGTTTAACTTTATAAGTTACTGTCCATTGAACTGCACCAGATTGTTCATGACCAATTTCACGTAAGAAGTTTTTACCAATTTGATATGCAGTTGTAGTAGCTGTACCAGTTACAGGATTACCATCACCTTTATCAATAGTATATTCAACTTCAACTTGCGTATTACGGAATGCATCTGAATTAAGAGCATCTTCTACAAATTTAGGTAAGCTTGCTGCTTGAACTCCAAAACCAAAATTACCGTCTAAAGATGAAATATCTAATGCTAATTTAAGTTCACCATCACGATATGGAAGTTCTGGGTACGTTACTGAAAATTCAGTTTCTCTTACTACAGGATGACCTTCTGATGTTGCATAACGTTTAGCAGTAGTGAATTTATAAGTTGTTCCTGCAACTGCTTCATTAAATGCTTTGGTTGATGCATATGTATCAACAAGTTGAATAAAGCGTTGTACAGGCACTTTAGCATTATCAACTTTACTAAACATAAATTCATCATCTGTAAGGTATACTTCAGCATCGTTAGATAAACGAATACGTTTAGCGATTGATTCATATGCTAAACTTAAAGTACCTAAGTTTTCATTTACAGCTTCACTACGAGTTTTATATAAAACTACATCAGCTTGCCAAATTGCATTTGTTGCTACATGTTTTAAATATTTAGGTGATTTTTCAATGTAATAGTCATCTGATTCTGCTGGAAAACC